AACCATCGCATCGCCGTCGTATCCAGCCCTGTCGTCTATGACCAGGCGACGTTGGACAAGATGGACATGGTGCGACGGAGGTAGCGATGCGCTTTGTGGTATCGACGGACGGGCTGGGCGAAGCGCTCGGCACGCTACGGCTATTGGCGACGAAGGGCGAAGACCTGACACCGATGCTGGACGAGCTGGGGCAGGACGAAGTAGCGCGGGTAGTGCAACGCTTCGAGCAATCCCGTTCGCCGGACGGCACGGCGTGGCAGACTCTAAAGCGTCCACGACCACGCGGCGGCGAGCATCCGTTGCAAGACACCGGCGTACTGATGGGCTCCATCACCGCACAAGCACACGGCAACATCCTGCAAATCGGCACTGCGACCGACTACGCCCACTATCACCAGTTCGGCACACAGCACATCCCGGCGCGCCCGTTTTTGGGCGTCTCGGACGACCTGCTCGCCAGCATCAAGGAACTGACCCATGCCTACTTCAACCTTTGACGTCAATGCCGCCTACGCGCCCATCGCAGCGCGGCTGAAAACGGTGGACGGGGTGCGTGCTGTCTGCGGAGCCAACGACCTCGCCCAAGTCGTCAACGGCAATACCACGGGGACGGACGGCTACGTCTATCTCATATTCGACGGCATCGCACCCAAAAGCGACGCGGGCAACGGGCGCCACCAACTCATTACCGTGACCTACAGCATCATCATTGCCTCGCAAAATTACCAGCGCGACGGTATGCCGGACGGCGTGGGCAAGCTGATTGGTGGCGTCATGCAGGCGATGGCGGGCTTTGCCCCGCTGGATGATGACCCGCGCGCGCGGCAAACCTTGCAAATGGTGCCGGGTGAGCGGGCGGTATATGCCTACGGTTTGAGCCTCTACCCGCTCAAATATCAACTCAATCTCAATTTCCAATCCAAGGAGTAACACATGGCAGCACAACTGCGACACGACGGCTTCATCGGCGAAGGTACCCTGTACATCCGCCGCCTAGACCGCACCGACCTCGGACTGATTCCGGTGGGCAACGCCACCGAATTATCCGTGTCGACAGAATCCGAAGTGAAAGAGCGCATCTCCAAAATGCGCGAGAACTACGGAGCGGTCTTGAACACCGTCATCCTGCCGAAATCCGGCGAGTTAAAAATTACCCTCGACGACTTCAACGAGGAGAACATGGCGATGGTCTTCCAGGGCGCGCTGAAACGCGAACAAATGACCGCGCAAACCGTCTCTGATGAAATGGTTGATGTGGATTTGGGGCGTTATTTGAAACTCAAACACGGTTATCTCACTGAGACCGACACCACCGTGAAAAAGTCCGACGACACGCCGATTGCCGCCGAGCATTACGAAGTACATCACCGCCTCGGCATGATTAAACTCAAGGACACCGCGGGCGTGGCCAAAGGCGACAAAATCAAGGTCAGCTACAAAACCGCCGACTGGGAAGCGTGGGTCATCCAGGCGAACACCGACAGCCAAATCAAATGCGAGCTGGTGCTGGACGGACGCAACCGCGTCAATGGTGCGGATGTCAAACTGCACATCCCGAAGGCAACCCTGTCGGCGAGCGGCGCGTTCAACTTCTTCTCTGACGACTTCAACACCATCGAGCTGTCAGGGCGCCCAGAAGTGCCGGAAGGTCAGACCAGCCCGTTCACAGTCACGCTCAAGGCGTAAGGAGTAATCATGAAAATCCGTGCCATCAAACCCTTTGCCCACGGCGACCGATCCTTTGCGGTCGGCGACGAGGTGGACGCATCCCTTGCCGCAGGCAAATGGCTCATTGAACAGGGCGTCGCTGTAGAGGTGGTAGCCGAGGCAAAAGAGCTGAAAGGACGACCGCAATCGACGTAACCTTGTCTTGAACCGGCGATGAAAAACGCAGGCGGCACAGGCGATGCTAGGCAGGCGTCATCCCCCAACACAGGAATGAAAGCATGGCTACAATCAAATGCCCGTACTGCGCCGGTGAAATCGAAACCGGCAAACAAAAAGGCGAACTCATCCGCTGCGAACACTGCCACAAACCGTTTGAGATCGGTGTCACCCGTCCGCGACCGGCGCCAGCATCCGCAGCGGCGTCGCCCGCAGCCCCTGCGCCTGTTACCCGATATCGGGAAAAACCGGCGCAGGACATCAGCGCAACCGAGTTTGCGGGCGGACTGAGTATCGCCAAGTTCGTCGCCTTTATCGGCTGGTTTGTAATACTCATCGCGCTGCTGTCATTTCTCGCCGCACTGTTTAGCGCCAAACCTATGGTGGGCATTGCGATTTCCATTGGCGCGCTGGTGTCAGGATGCAGTTTGCTACTGTTTGCCCACATTGCCACTGCAACGATGAAAACCGCAGACTACGCCCGTATCACCGCGCAGAACTCGATGGAATAATCACACCCCATGCTTTTCCCGGTAGGCGGCAAGGGCGGCGACGAGCAGCGCGTTGTTTGCCAGACCTTGCTGCCTCGCCACTGCCTCAAACTCGGCGATGAACTCCACGGACAGATTGAACGACTTGGGCTTGATGCCCCGGCGGGCATTGCTTTCCCTCTGGATTTGGGCGCGGGACTTGGGCATTGATTTCTCCGTTGTCTTTGACTATATTGCGAAAGAGGGGGCGGCCGTACACCGCCCCCCGTCTGAATTACCAGGCTGGCATTGCCAGCAACAATAAGGTAACCAGAACAACTATTTTGATGAGTGCTTTCATCTCATAGTTCCTTCTGTAGCCCCCGTCGAAAGCCGGGGGTTTACTTTGCCGGACTCCCTTGAGCCGGTAGGTGTATTATAGGCAAGGCTACCATAAAAGCAAGCCTAGCTACTGAATTATTTACAAAAAGCCCTTGCATCCGCAGGGGCTTTTTTCATGGGCGCGCGCCAGCCTTCCGCTTTCAGTAGGCGCGTCCTATTGAAAATTGCCGCTGGCAGGAGAAATTCCAGACTGGTCTAATTGCGGCAGGAAGAAGCACAGATACAGGCAATAAAAAAGCCGCCTGACGGGCGGCTGAAAACAGGTCGTTGCGATGTTGACGCATCCAACGACACGAAGTTAACCGGGTGGACGACTAACCTATGAAAGATTTTATCAAAAACCTCAGTTCGTGGATACATTTCGGAGTCAATATGGAAACGAAAATAGAAGCAAAAGCCAGCGAGCAGGGCGCAGACGAAGCGCTGAAAAGCCTGTATGCCAGCCTTGGTAGCGGGGTAAAAATCCTGCTGACGTGCATGGGCATCGCGCTCATCCTTTGGGCGGTGTCCAGTCTGAAATAAATGGTCATGAAAACCTTTCCTGCCAGTTGGGCGTGTCATACGCACAACTGCGCATTGCATCCGCAGGGGTTTTTTCGTATAGTACGCACAAGGCTTCAAAACCTTACAAACAGCGGTTTCCGCACCCGTCAGAATTGCGGTTTTTTTGTGTCCGTGCTCCATCGTTCGTTTCGCATGGCTACAGGATTTTACCGATTTGTTATGGTCGGGAGGGCGAGGAATATAACACCCGCAAGGGGAATAACTCCGGCCGTCTGTTTGCGGTTTTTGAACGTCCCGACCGCCCGTCAAGGGCTACCTTCAAAAGTAACAAACAGGTGAAATCATGAACACAACTATTGCGACACCCGCAGCATTTTCCCTTGAAGCCATCCGTACTGATAACGGCTTGTTCTCTATCAATGACCTGCATAAAGCAGCAGGTGGAGAAAAACGCCATCAACCGGCAAACTGGTTGCGCTTGCAGCAAACCATTGATTTAATTGATTACCTCAAAACTGAGGAATCGAAAACGCAGATGTGCGCTATCCAGTCAAAACAAGGGGTTGGCACGTTTGTCTGCAAAGAACTGGTCTGCGCTTACGCCGCATGGATAAGCCCCGCCTTTCACCTTGTCGTCATCCGCAGTTTCCTTGAACAACATGGCGAAGGCGGACAGCCCGAAACACCCCGCCGCACCACGCCGGACGAACGTGCCGGACTGCGCCAGGCGGTAACGATGCTCACCACCAAGCGCGGGCTGATGCACGATGAGGCCTACCGCCTCATTCACCAGCGCTTCAACGTCTCCCACATCGAAGAAATCCCGGCGGAGCAGTTGCCGCTAGCAGTCGAGTACATCCACCGTCTGGCGCTGGAAGGTGAACTCTTGCCGCCACCGGAAGACAAGGATGCCGACTATATTCGCAGTCATCAAGTGGCGGCAATCGGCCTGATGCACGTCGGGCGGCTACGCTTTGAGGAGCAGAAAAAAGCACTCTTGCGCCTGCGCGACCTCACGGCACAGGCGCATGAAAGGCTGAAAGTGACGCTTGCCGAAACCCGCGCCACCCTCGACCTGACCAACGACATTTTGTACGGCAGCGGTGCGATTTGGGACGGACTACATGAATCTCTGTTCCATTTGATGTTGCCCGACGAAGTGATGGACGAAGGCAGAAGCCGCGCGCAAAAGCACTACAAGCCGCGTATCTTGGCATAACCGAATTTTTAAGCAGCCCCCGACATCGGGGGCTTTTTTAATGGACAAAACCCCGCGAGGCTGGCACTTCGCGGGGTTTCTTCATATCACACCTTGGAGAAGGGAATGAAAGCAAATGAAGTATAGCAAAACCCGTGTACAGATTCACCCGAAGGAGGGATTGAAAGTGGAAACCTACGCCAGCCCGTTTGTGCGGGCGTGTATTGGAATCTCGTTGGTGCTGGTCGCCCTCGGCATGATGCTGCTGATGGCCGCACCGTTCGTCAAGGCATGGATGTAAGAACATGGCAACAGAACTGAACGTAGCCCTGCAAATCGACGCACGGGCGAACATTGATGCGCTGCAAAAGACTATCGACGAACTCAAGGCGGCAGGCGGCAGCACCGAAGACCTCGAACGCCAGTTGCAGGCGCTTACCGCTGAACTGAACCGGCTGGAGCAGGAGGCGCAGGCAAACGGGCTGGAGTCGGTCAGCGAAGATGCGCAAAAACTGCGTGACCAGCTCAATGCCACCAGCGCCGAGGCGGAGAAGCTGCGCAAAATCACCGAAGCCAAAATCACGCTTGGGCTTGCAGGGGATGAGGAAGTTAAAAAACGCATCGAGAAAGTTGCAGCCGCCTATCAGCTGTTGCAGGAGCAGGGCGATCTAACGCAGGAAGAACTGACGCGGGCGGCAGAACTCTACAGCGAACAGCTTGCCGACCTTGAGCGCCAACTGGGCAGCGTCAGCCATGAACTATCCGCTTTGGAAG